TTACACGGGTTATAACCCTCTACATCTATCCGTTCATGGATTGAATACCCTGCGAATTCCCTCGGCAACGGATGTATAGTGCAAAGGTACGTTAAACAGTGTGTCATCCACCGACTGCGTGAAAATATCAAAATCGCGTTTTTCTGTAAGTAACGATAAATCAACGCCATTATAACTTTTTACAATGGATGCGAACTTGTAGACGCTCATACTTTCGGGGTTGGCTATGTTGATTAGCTGACGTTTGCAACCATAGGCGTAAATCAACCCCTCTATTATGTCATCGATGTAGGTAAAATGGCGGATGTGGCGCCCGTTGCTTACAAGTTCAACCCGCTTTTGCGTCATCAAATGCCAGAGAAGAGTACCTTGACGCGGATTTGGACCGTAAACGTTATGAAGCCTTACGCCAGTTGCCTGCGGGTTGTAACATCGGGCATATTCCTCGTCGAAACGCTTGGAGATGCCGTAAAGCGATGTCGTATTGGGACTGTTGGCAGTGGAAGATGAGGCATACACCATCTTTACGCCGGCACGCTTGCAGGCGTCACATACGGCCATGAATGTTTCGATATTGTCATGCAGGATCTGCGCATGGTTGGTGTTAAACACTGACGTCTGCGCGGCCAGATGATACACGCAGTCGGCATCATGGAGATTTGGAACGGTATTGAAGAAGTCTTTGGCTTCGATGCCCTTTGTGCGGTCTATGATTATGACCTCTACTCCCCGCCTGGAGAGAGCTGCGGCGAGAGCCTTGCCAATAAAGCCCTCGCCGCCGGTGATTACAAC